GTTCATGGATTTCCTGTTGCATACCATAGTCAACTGCTACGAGGTTATCAGTTACCATATCACGATAGATTGCATTACAACCCCATGTGACAGCATCAACCTCATACTGTTTATCGCTGAACCACTTACGTGACTCACCATTACCAATGACAACTGCCTTAGACATTACTGATATCCTTCATTAGAGGAAAAATCCTTGCAATCTCATGGGCACATGCAATCGCAATATCCTGATGTTCCTTCTGTGTGCCATTAGCACTGCGTAGGTCAATGTAGTGTACCCATGAGCGCAATGTACCGTTCATGTATAGGCGGGATACTGTGTTACCCTCTGGAAGAACTGCACGAGCCTGTTCCTTTGCGATACCATTCTCAATCGCCCATTCATAAGTTTTTTGTGCGGATTTCCACAATGTTACTTGTTGCATACGAAAGTCTTCATTCAGTCGTCGTTGTGTCTCATCATCATTATCAAGTTCAATACTGTTTTGCCTGTTCTTGGGGTCTTGCAGCCGTGCTTCTCTTGTCTCAAATGAAAAATCCTTGGTAGGGTCAGCATATCGTTGGCTGAACTCTTGAAATGAAAATGAACGGTGACGTAGAATTTGACGTGCAATATCTCGCGTTGTCTCAATCTCCAGACATGCACTAACCATCTCTAGTGGTGACCAGTGCTTGTGCTTGATGAGATACTTGATAAGCTTCTCGCTGGTATTCTTGTTGTTCTGGTTGCCAGGATTAGATACCCTCGCACAATATGCGATGAGCTCCTGTGCATCACCCACACCAATAATGTTATCTGGTGTAGAATGTGATGTCATTCTTACTTTCATAATATATCCTTAGAAATGGTTCCGGTAGATGGAATCGAACCACCATTAGAAGATTACAAATCTACTGTAATACCATTATACTATACCGGATTAACCATCTACTTGTTAGGGGTTAACCGACGCTGTGGTTTATAACCCTTTGGCCAAGTTGGTTGGCGATTAGCAAGTGTAGTAACTCGCTCCAACAATTCGTCGTTTTTAACCGACATTTCAGCGTTGACAAATTGCATTGCCTTCACTTCGTTTTCTAGTTCCCGGCACCGTGCCTCAAAGAACGCTTCTACTCTTGTTTCCATCTAAATGGACTCCTCTACGAGTTTCAATAGTCTTATCTTATACTGTTCTTGATCAATTGTCAAGAACCTTTCGTAATTATTCATCAGATTATCTAAATCAATCCATATGATATCATCCTCTAATTGTGTATTCCAATCTGGACCAAACGTGACCAGTTCATCCAGTATAATCAATGTCTCTAGAGACACACGGCCACCTAGAAACTCTCTCATTAATTTGGGGTGTTGCCCATCCGTTACTGTAAACAAATCCTCAAACGCATCTACGAGAGGTTTCATCTCCACCTCAAACAGATCAAAGAAGCCCTGGCGTTTCATTTTCCATGACTCATAGTTCTCATCATTGAAGTTGGCAATATACCCCTTCTTGTCTTTGATGAAATTTGATACAAAGTAGTTTTGAATTTCTTGTTCTGTCTTGTACTTGCGAGCCAATCTAACGAAGAACGACCTGTCCTTGCGTTTATAGAAGGTGTCTCGCTTGATACGGGTCTTACCTTTGTATGTTACAAAGTCATAGTCACCCTTACCAAAGTGTGCTTTCATAGCACAGTACATTAGATAAACGTCAATCGGTTCCATTGCAGATACGCTTCGATACCCAATCAGTTAAAATGCAGGGAATTACCCCGTGAATAATTAGAACGATAGCCATTACCCACGCATGAGCAAGGTGCATAAAATAGTTAGTGTTGTTTTCTCTAAGATGTTTCATCAGTCCATAAACTTCCTGTCTTTAATTAAATGATGTAATCTATGTTTGACTACAGTGAAGAACAGAGCAAATAAATTATTTGCCGTGTATGTTCCGTTTGGAACTTTCAGTTCATATGTCATACGGGGAGTTGAGCCTGTCGTGGAAGAAAGTTTAAGTCTCTCGCATTGGCCTCAATTTTCTCTTTGAGACTTTTGGAAATTAACTTACCTACCGTATCGGGTTCAATGTCTTGTCGATGGCAGTAATCAAGTACTGCATCCATATGTGAGATATTTTTCTCTATCGCAAGACGTTCAATTTCCATTGAAAAAGTTTTTGCTGTGTTTAGTGTCATTATATACTCTTGTAATTTATTAATAAAATGGAAAGTTAGATTACATTAAGTGCGACGGGTGACACACGCCTAACTTTCCATCCCGTTATTCTAAGTTTAGAACTTATGGCGTGTTTTTACACCGATAATTTTATCACCTGTGTTAAGGTCATTATCAAAATTAACTTCACCATAAGGCGTAATACCAAAGGAATCAGTCACATCAAATGTATATCCTGCGGCAAGTTCAATATTAGAAATCTCTTCTTTATCCCAACTGAACTTTGGTAGAGCTGATAATTTAAACCCTTTAATTCCAGCAACAATACCAAATTTTGTGGTAGTTGTTTCCTTCGTTGTGTTACGTTCAGTGTCGGTCACAAAAGACATGTCAATATTTGATACAGCAGGCAGAACTGCTTTATCTCCTGCCATTGCAACAGTTGAAATACTGGTTGCAAGTGCAATTCCGATAATTAGTTTCTTCATTTGTTTTAGTCTCCTTTTAAAAGTTGAGGGGCTAACCATTGGCCCCTCGCGGATGTATTATGGCATCACCCATTAGTAGTGGTATTTAGTTAGACACCCTGTGCAATAGCACGATATCCAGCAGCAACCACAGAACGTGGTGCAGTACCCAAACGGTACTTGCTGTAGGTCTGTCCATCAAACGAGCTAACCCGCTTGTTGAGATATACAGGGTATCCCTGCATACGAAGGGAACTAACCAAAGCGCGAGCGTTCTTAACGCCATATCGTGCGCTGATTTGTTTTGCAGTAAGTTCAGTACCGTTTTCGAGAGCGGCAATAACCTTAGTTGCCTTCGTAGTTGTAGTCATAGTCATGTAGTAATTCATCCTTTCAAGATGATGTTTTTGACAATATTGTCAGACACAAAGTGTTTCGTTTGAATTTCACAAACTCATCAGTGACATTATTTACAGAGTATAACATATTAATATCTATTTGTCAATACCCTTTTTGAATAAAGTGGTAGGTTATTCTGTTACTAGGAAACCCACCGAAACCCTATCCAATTACGCTGCTAGAGCGAAATCTTGAGATGCAATATTATCGTTTGCATTTACTAATTTGACCTATAAGGCGGTCAATCCACAATTCTCCACTCATCCGGCCCTGCCTGTCGATCCTATTTCGCCCCCATCAAAAAGAGATTTTACCATAACCAAGAAGCAAAGCAATAATACCAGCTATCAATATAATATCAGCACATATGCTCCATGTAATATATAATCTAAACATTGCTACCGATATTTTTTTTACAAGAGGGTTCTTCATCTGAATCCCCCAATATTTCTAACACCATAATAATCTCCTTTTGGTGGAGGCGCGGGGTACTGCCCCCCGGTCCAGTTCAGTTTTCAATTCGTATCATCAAATTGTATCTTATTTATACCACACGGGAGCTAATAAGTCAAGTACTTTATTGGCATTCCTTTAATTTTTTCTGTGATAGGAATTTTCACCCCATTCATACCTTGACTAAGAATACACATTTTATCACCCACTAGTTCTACCACTGTAGTTGTTCCAGTATTCTCGTTCATCCAAAATCCAACACCAGTTTTGTGTTCTGATTCCATCCATGCAGCTGCGGGAACCTCATTAAACTCTTTAATCTTTTTAAGAACTTGTTTTATAGGCCCACATACCACAGGTTTATTTACCATCACAAAATCCGGTAAGTCTTGTAAAATTTCTGGTTCTGGAATTGTGTCTTGCGCTAAGGTTTGACTACCCATTAACAGAAACACTGCCAGTACTGCTACTAGATGTTTCATTCTGTTTGCTCCATTCTGCAACGGTTTCCACTAGAGCATCAAGGTATTCGTGTTTGTCTCTTACAAATTCTTGGACAGTTCCATCTTCTGTTACTACTAAAATTACTACTTGAGAGATTTCTATGCCAGTTCGTTCTCCGAACATCTCTGCATATGCAGAACCTTGAATGTAATAATTCTCATTCCATTCATCTTTACGCTCTTTGGTTGATGTCTTGAAGTCGATAATCGACGGCACCCCATTGTACTCTGCAATACAATCAACCCTTCCCGCTACCTTATATTTATCACTATAGAGTCCTGCTTCTTGAGCATAAATGTTATCTATATTGCATAGAACAGACTTTAATTGACTAAAAAGACAATATGGCAAGAAATTCTTCTTGTGTTCTGCCCATTCCTTGGGGAAATTGGACTGCATATTGTTGAGGTAGTCCTCACACATGTGGTGAACCTTAGTGCCACGATTAGCAGCAGTTCGTGCTACATGGTTGGCAACCTCATTACCCACCCTCTTACGCCACTCCATCAGCCCCTTCTTGTTACGGACTGATAGGACCGTTGTGATTGATGGGTACTTGTTACCCTCTGGTGTTGCGTATAGACGC